CAGGTTCGCTTCCTCGCGCCGTAGAGATTCGTCCAACACCGCGCCGCTATTGTCGTGAAGCTGGTAAGTCGCCGTCGGTTCTGTCATCGTACCCTATACCCCACTACCAGATCGCCAATATCCTCATTGCGCACGCGCACCGGGCTAGCGAATATCGCCTCTTCGCCGGTTATCGCGCCGTCAACCATGCGGCCGTACTCCTCGAAGCAGCCGCAATTCCTGTTACATATCCGATTGCCGGGCAGTTTATACGCCCTGTCACCAACGCGAAACCACACGCCGTCAAGATTGACGCACTCCGCGCAACTATCGGTCAATGACCGGTGACTGCGCACATACTCCCAGCCCGGCGCGAGGTTGGCTTGCCGGTTCTCGTAGAACGTCGTGCGGGCCGCCTTGCCGTACAATTCCGTCCGCTGTAGGAACGTGCCGTCCATCCGCTGCTCGCCGTCCTGTAGCTGCTGGACGAAGTTGGCCAGATAGTCATACTCGCGCCGCACCTTCTCCCGCGCCCGGATCAGGTCGGCAAGCTGCAAGTTGGCCCAGCCGCCCCGCTCGAGCGCCGTGGCCATAAGGTGGACTGCCTTGACGTGCTGCTGCATCTGCGCTCGCCAGTCGGCCAGCGTAATCGCGCCGCTTTGTAGCTGTTGCGACAATTCCCGCATCTGTCGCGTGCGGGCCACGATGCTGTCGTCCATCGCCCCCACGACGGCTGAAGGCGCGACCACGCGCCCCGTGCGCCGGTTGACGTAATGCCCCGACGCGCCCAGACTGCCCAGCCACACGAACAGCGACGCGCCAATCCCGGCCGCCAGCAGTTGCCGCGCCCGGCGGGAA